CACAACCAATGGAAGAAGAACCGCAACAACCACAAACGTCACCTTTAGATAACGAGTTCAGGACTATAAATACCGCTCCCCCAGTACAAGAAAGAGAGGATGAAGAGGTTTTGTTTCCAGACGCATCTGAAACTCGTGCAAAAAAAGTTGGTTACTATTAGATAAATGGAGTTTGAAGACTATTTGAGAGATCCCGCGTGGGCCGGTATAATTGCCGCTTTACTAACAGCTGGGTACATACACTTTAAAGCGAGACTAAATAACGAAGGTAAGCTTCCCGTGAGTGCATACGCGAAACCAGCCGCACTCAACGCAATTTTAGTATTTTTTATTGTTACGAATGGTTTAGGTAAGAAGGAAACCATATCAACTGAACCTTTTTAATTTTATTTACTTAAAGATATAATACGCACTTACAGTATAAAAATGACATCTGTATCTGCATTTAATGAAATGATGGGCCAGTTTCTTGTGGAATTACACAAGACATTTCCAGAAGAAAAAGGCTTGAAGAAATGCTTATCGGCGTTCGATTTAATGAAAGAGACGAATCCTCGGTTAGTAGTCGATGGATTTATGGCAAGCGTTACGCCGTTCGCGGATAAAATTTCCGCTAAAGACGATACCTTTTTCATAAACGAATCTAAAAACTTGGATTTCATGAAAGATGTAAATCTCGAAAAGCACTGGTCCTCGTGTTCACAAAACACAAAAGATGCTATTTGGCAGTATGTTCAAACTTTATACATGCTCGGTACAACTATCAGTTCTATTCCAGAAGACACTCTTTCTATGATTGAAAATGTAGCTAAACAGTGCGCAGACAAAATGAAAGACGACGGTTCGGAATTAGATGAAAGTGCACTCATGAAAACCATGCAAGGCATGTTAGGTGGCATGTTGAAAAAATAAAGTCAATATATATAAATGACATCTTGGTTTGAAGATCCAAAACAATTGATTCGTACAGATAAAGTCCTCGAATTTTGGCCGTCAAAAACACAATCTTCAGCAGAACGTGTTAATGCATCGGCACGTTTTATCATTTATGCGACGTGTATAGTCTATCTCATAAACAGAGATCCTCGTATTTTCGTTTTGGGTGTTACTGCACTCGGTGTTCTTTATATAATGGAAAAATCCAACATGGTAAAGGATAATTCTATTAGACCAACTACGGCGTATAACAACATTGGTAAAGAGTGTCTCGTGCCTACGAGAGATAATCCAATGGGTAACGTGCTCATGTCGGATTACGTAGACAGACCAGATAGGCCACAATCGTGTTATTATCCTACCGTGAGAAAGCCCGTGAATGATTACATAACAGAAGGTATAAATTATGGTCCAGCACGGTCTCGTTCGTCTATGCCAGAATACCAGAAAAACGCCTTATCTAGACAATTCATAAGTATGCCAGATACTTCTATTGGTAATACCCCTTATTACGAGTTTATTCACGGTAAGAGACAAAACACGTGTAGACAAGACCCAAGATTATGTGATCCAGATGCAAGAGGCGTACAACTCGAAGCCTTTTCCGGTTTAGCACCAAACGGGGACGTGAGAAACTAAATCATATAAAATAAATAAAGTAAAGTAGATACTCGATTTGCTTAAACAAAATATTTTGTAATAATAAATGGCGTATCAACTCCAACCAGGTATGAAAGTTGTACAAGATCATGCGGTTCCATCCGTGTGTGCAACTGAAGAAGTTTTTGTGTATCCCCAGCCCAGTACTCTGAACTACGGTTCAAGTCGCCCAAACACGATGTTGTATGGAACTGCGCCGTACATGGCAGGTAAAGGTGCACCAGCGCAATACATAGAAACTTCCGATCAACTCAGACCCCAATCCACGTCCCGTTTTAACAAGGTCTTGGCAAAAACGTATGAAAGAAATTTCCACCCGCTCCAAAACGTCGAGTGTAAAGTTCCACTTCGAACACAAACATACGAACCCATGAGTACACGAGCAGAAACACAAAATGGTTTGTTTCAGCAAAGATACCTCAATAAAAATCTTAATAAGAAATAAGAATGGCTGATCCCATCTCAATATTGGCTATAGCCGGTTTAGTTTATGCTGGTCGAAAATTAAGTCGTCCAAATGAAATGTATACAGTAGAAGGTAACCCTATTCAAGAACAGGAAGTCTCTTCCGAATTTGCAAACAGAGATATCACCATAGAATCTGATTATTTAGGTCCTTTATCACCATTGGTTGAACCATCGTATACGTCCAAGGAAGAAACTGGTTCGTTTGCTGAAATTGCACCACAACGTAGGTCTTCCGGGGGCGAAATACTGAACATGCGAAATCGCATGTACGACGCGGGTAGAATGAATAATCTTTCACCAGTTGAGAAACAGCTCGTTGGTCCAGGTTTGGGTGTTGGTCCGGATGTACCTGCATTTGGTGGTCATCAACAGTTGTTCCGCGTGAACCCAGAAAATGTCGGTGCATACCGTTTAACAACTTTGCCAGGTAGATCTGGTCCGGCTTACGACTCTAAAGGTGGTCGACGAGGTATTGTTGGTGAAGTTTCACACAACAGACCAGAAAAGACCGCTTTTCTTCAAGGTAGACTTCCACCAGTACCAGGTAGAGCACAAGGTATGGGTGGTAGAACGCCAAGAGCTGAACACGAGCGAACGAAAAGAACGACGAATAGATCCGAAACCGGGTTACGTACGGATACTTTGGGGTACGCGAGTGCAAAGAGAACGGTTTCTGCGCTTACACGCGCACAAGAACCGACTCGTAACAAGAAGGATGGTAACATGGAACAGTATCAGTACAATAACCAACCTGCACCGGGTATAAGTAGTTTTGTTGGTGGATATTTGAGTTCACCGGCGAGTAAAATTGGTGAGAAGAGGACGTATGGTACGCAGCATACGGTAGAAGAACTTATGAAATATGGGTTCAGGCCAGATGACCGTCGTGGTAAAGCGAACCGTATGGCTGGTCCAGGGAGAATGAATGTTCGCGCCGATGCTCTTAACCAAGGTGGTATGGTCACGAGTGTTCGATCGGATACAACACGAATTGACGGAAGAGTAAACGCCGCGGACGGTGCGTGGACGCAACAATATAGAAACAACGATTACCATAAATTCAATGCTTATAAAGGGTACGAAAATCCAAACGCATCGAGTACAAGCTTAGATGTGGCTAAAAGACAGCTCGCAAATAATCCACTGGTTCACAGTCTCTCGTAATTAAATAAATAGTTGAACCGTGATATACACTCATTAAAATATTGTTCATATATTTTAATGAAGGTACATACCTTAGATATAGACAGTAGCGAACGCGATCCTGTTCTGTACCCAAACCCAGGTGATTACGTCGTCCACTTAAAAAATCCCATTTATGACGTGACAAAAATATCGCTCATTTCTGCACGTATACACAATAGTCAGTACCTCATACACGATAGAAATAACCAGTTCGATATAAATGGTACACCAGTCACCATACCGATAGGAAACTATAGCGGTCAAGATTTGGCACAAGCTATTGTAACAGCCTCTACTGATATTACATCCGCTATATTTGATAAGGAAACGAACGCCATAACGTTTACGGGTAGTGCACCTTTTACGTTTGAGTTTTACGGGGGTACGAACGGGTACGCGACTGGTGTGAGTGGGTACACGACACCACACGATATTTTAGGTTTGCCTGCAAGTAACGTAGCCTCCTCTGGAACAACGCTCGAAACGGGAAGCATTAATTTACAAGGCGCGGATGCGATTATTGTTAAACTGAGTAGTGGTTCGGACGAATTTAACAAAACCGTGTTTTCTGAAATACCTTTTTATACAGGACGTATACTTTTGTGTGGGGATGTGATTAATTATTCGGGTGTAGATGATACAGTCGAACACAATTTCGATTCCGGGTCACAAAAGACGATATCGAGTTTAAGGGTACAGTTTTATTATAGTAGCAATAACCGATTGATACCCTATGATTTTAGAAACGCGAACCATATACTTAAACTTGCCGTAACGTGTTCTACCGATAAACTCGAGAACGTGACTAATTTGGAAAGAGACTTTTCTCTTCCACCACCTATGAGTATCCCCGAATTAGAGGATCCGCATAGATGGGATGCGTTTATATCTATATTCATGATAGTCGCAACCGGATTATTTTTATTACTGGTTATGAAAAAACCAAGGCTTATCGAGTAACCGCGAAGATTGGTTGCGCTGGCTTTTGGACACGCGTGGAAACACGAGAGATACCGACGTATACCAAGATAGACAAGAGCGTCGTGAACAAGGCAGTGAGCGTGTAGTTCATACCACCGTTCTTGTTAACCTTAACAACTTGGTTAACCAACCATCTTACCAAGTCCATCCAGGACAAAGCAGCGGCAAAGGAAAAACCAGCAACGATCGCGTTGAGGGATTGCGATTCGAGTTCACGCGTGACGAGCGTAACAGTTTCAGCAGCAGTAGACATTTTTATATAGTATCCTGAGATTTTAATCTGGGAGTAATTCTTCTTCGACTAAAATCTTTTTATAGTGTTGTGGATTTAGATACCCTTTGAGCATACCAACATTTATAGATTCTATATCCGATTCCGTATCCGATTCCGTATCTGATTCAGAATTAGAACTTTCATCGCCGTATATTTTAAAATATTCAGAAGTCGTCGACCATCCCTCCGGATCTGATGTGTTCATTACTATCTATGGCATTTTTTAACATCAGTTCTGACGGATTTTTGGGTTCCCACGTGTTCCAATTGTCGTATGCCATATTCATTTTTACAAACTTGTATTCTCTTCCTGAATATCGCGTAAAAGGAACGTCTTCGTCTTCTTCGATTTCAATTTCTTCGTCACCTGAAGACTCTTCATCATAAAGTTCCGGGAAATGTGTTCCTAACTTTTTACCAACCTCGTGCATGGCACAGTATTTCATGGCGTATTCCATATCTTCGGCGAGAACAATATCGCGCCCACACGCTTTTGCATACTCTGCGGCGAGTATCATGGACTTTTCGAATACGGGTTGGATAATGTTAATCGCGGATTCTTGTATTTGTTCAATTAAGTTTGTGTTTGCGTCTTTTTCTTGTTGATTCATTATAAGTTAAACAGTGTTTTAGCGATACCGTTTTCAATACGGAGTATATTATAACTTAGACCTAAAACTCTAAGTTCCCTTTTTGATTCTTCTTCGCTATTCATATTAACTTTAATTATTTGTTCTTTTATTAAGCTGAAGTTTCTTTGACCTGTTGGGTACCACCTTTCGGGTTCGAGTGCAAAACTGTACGAGTAGTATCTTCTGAACAACTGTGTTCTTGAATGGTGTATACCACTTTGTACCGCACGTAAGTTTATACTACTACCCGTTTTTTCGTTTAGAATTTCGGAATCGTCGAGTTTAAGTTCTAAACTTTTAAGATGTTCGTGTGATAAATATATCGAATCTAGTATATGATTAGAGTTATCGTAATCAAAGGGTGTTGTAAAAAAACTATTCACACCTTTTCTTTTGCTCTGTATTAAAAAATAGAGTTCTTTTATAGGATTTTTCAGGTTTAATTTATAAGTATAACTTATAGGATTTGTATCTGTACTTTGATCAATTTGAAAATTATTTTCCTGTATTTGTGTAATTGTATAATCTATTTTCTGGTTATTTAACTTTTGTTTTTCCTCTTCGTCTAAAGAAACCATTTCCAATGTTATTTTAGCACTTTTTATTAAGTTTTCTGGTTTAAGACCTGTATACATAACATAGGAAGAATCCGATCTTACCGAGTGAATACAGTCGTCAACGTCCCTTAATTTAATAATAATTTCAATTTCCTGTTGGTTTATGGCACAGAGTGGTATCGCGAGTTCGGGATTATTGTAAAAGTAAAAGGGTATATCGACAAAATATTTGGTATTCGAAGTTGCGTTTCCTAAATAATGCCCTATAGTCGTTGTCATAACTTCTGTACCTGACAACTCTAAAGGTGGTTTACCGACGAGTTTGGCTAAATTGTGTTGTTTTGTTTGCGTCACGTAATTATCCGAATAAATCGCTAAGAAATCACTTGGTACGCGTTGTATAACTTCACCACCTATGACGAGTTCGACGTATTCAATCATGGCGTGACCTATCGATTCGTTGTATCCTATACCAGTTGTATTTTGGTGTAATGAGTTAATTAAATTTTGATCTATAGCACTTAATTCAACTTTCAAACTCACGGTTTTGAGAAGGTCGCCTTGGTTTTGAGGAATGGTACACTTTATGGTATTACCAAACTCAATTTTTCCGTCTACATCAAGATCAACAAAGAACGGTGCAAAGTTGGTATGTTTTTGAAAATTCTTTATGAAATATGTATACTCTGGATTATCCGTGAAAAAAGAGTCCTGTGGACCGGATGTTTCTAATTGAACACGTCCAGCCATTACTAGTATAAGGCACTAAAATTTTAAACCCCCGAGACCGCCGTTTATTCGTAAAACGTTATAGTTTACTGCATATACATATACTTTATGTTCAAAATTCGCGTCTGGTGAATCGATTTCTATTTCGATTAAATTGTGTGCAATTCTACTCATATTTACCTGTCCTGTTGGATAATACGTTTCAGGTTTCATTGAAAAACTGTATACCCCGAAGTTGTTTTCAGTAACACCCGTATAATATTTCAAAGGTTGTTCGTAACTAAGCATTAAGTTATCGGCGTCTATTATTGTATTATTATTAAACTTCATGGTAACGTGTTTTATTGGATTGAGTTTGTGAACGTCGTCACTCACTGCTAAGAAGAACATTTCCTTTACGGGGTGTTTGAAATTAAGCATACCCGCTTTTTTAGATTCACCCGCCTTAAACTTAAACTGTGACATTTGGAGTTGTGTTATGACATATTCTATTGGTCTAGACATTAAAAAGTTCTTTTCATCTTCCGTGACGAAAAAGAAATCGGTGACGAGTGATACCTTTTTAATAGATGAAGAAACGTCTGAAGGTGGATCGATGATATCCGTAGCAGTTTGATACTGAATAACAACGTCTTCGAGTTTTTTAAACTTTATGCGTACCTCGACGAGTTGTTTCGTGAGTGCACATACGGGTATAGCTAAACTCGGGTGTCTAAAAAAATAGAACGGTAAAAGGACGTTATAATCCCAATCGTATGAAACCGATATGTAATTATCGTGTCCCGTTAAGAAATAAAGCGTTTGGTCTATATCGTCTTTGTTATTGTGTATCTGATCATACATGTATATATAATCACCCGTTATACGTTCAATGGTTTGACCACCAATCAAAAGATCCGCATACTCTATGATTTGAGCACCTATAGATTTCATGTATCTTATATCGTATCCAGACGATGCTGTACCAGACGGTTGCGGTAAAGTAAATTTAAGCATCATACTTCGAACGAGATCCCCTTTGTTTTTGGGTATACGACACTCTACAGTTGCGTCGTAATCAATATCACCATCAAATGGTGTTTCTATAGCCTCAATTGAAAATTTCGTGTGTCGTTTAAAATTCATCAGGAAATACGAAAATTCGGGATCACCAGTCAGCCATTGGTCCTGAATACCCGTGACAGCAAGGTTTAATCGACCAGCCATTCTTACTTTACGTGAGTAAAATTTTATGAAATAAAACGATACACTATCGTAGAATGAACCTTCAACTGAAGAAATTCAGACCCGAAAAAATGACAGACGATCGGGTGTGTGTGTTTATTGGTAAACGTAACACTGGAAAATCTACGTTGGTCAAGGATATCATGTATTACAAAAAGCATATACCAGCGGGTGTTGTACTTTCGGGTACGGAAGAAGGTAACCATTTTTATGGTGAGTTTATACCCGATTTATTTGTATATGGTGATTACGATAGAGATGCTATAGAGCGAGTTATATCAAGACAGAGAAAACTAGTTGGTACAAAAGGTAAAAGTAAAAATAATGGTACGTTCATGCTTTTAGATGACTGTATGTACGATAGTAAATTTTTAAAAGATACGTGTATTCGCCAATGTTTTATGAATGGTCGACACTATAATATATTTTTCATGCTTACCATGCAATACGTCATGGATCTCCCACCTGCGCTTAGAGCAAACGTCGATTACGTGTTTGTTTTGAGAGAAAATATCATTCAAAATAGAGAAAAGATATATAAATCATTTTTTGGTATTTTTCCAAGTTTTGATATGTTTAATAAAGTTATGGATGCGTGTACGGAAAACTACGAATGTTTAGTGTTAGATAACACGTCAAAGAGTAATAAAATAGAGGATTGTGTATTCTGGTACAAAGCCACACTTAGGAAAAATTTCAAAGTTGGTAGCCCTGATCTATGGAAACTTCACAAAAAGATGTACAATCCCAAATATTTAGATCAAAAGGAAGCAGATGCTAAAAATGCAACAAAGAAAACAAAGCTT